TGCAGGACGCGCTGGAGTCGATAGACGAAGACACGTTCGAGCTCGGGTACGACAGCGGGACGGGTCCGTTGAAGCTGACGGTCGCGGGGCTGCCGTGGGTGGCGGTGGTGATGCCGATAAGGAGGGGGTAGTGGTTAGTCGTTAGTGGTTAGTGGTTAGCGGTGAGCGGTTAGCAGTTAGCGGTTAGCAGTTAGCGGTGAGCGGTTAGCGGTGAAGAGGGAAGACTAGCGACTAGCGACTAAAGACTAAAGACTGAGAAAGGAGAAACGAGATGGCAGTACATACATTCGATGAGGTTCGCGCCGAGGTGGAGCGCCAGGGGCGGATCATAGACGAGCAGGACAAGGCTGGTTCGGGCGAAGCGAAGCCGGGAACGGAAGCGGAAGAGAGGGAAGAGGGAAGAGGTAAGAGGGAAGAGGAAACGGAAAAGGCTGATTCGGGAACGGAAGAGCCCGAAACGGAAACGGAAAAGGCTGATTCGGAAACGGAAAAGGGCGAGACGGAAACGGAAAAGGCCGATTCGGGAACGGAAAAGCAGGAAACAGGAACGAAGAAGCGCGACTGGGTGAAAGAGGCGTACACGTGTTTCATCAAGGACGCGGGCGACATCGACCCGACGGATCCCGTGAAAGCGATCGAGGCGTACTTCGAGAAGAACGCGACGGACGAGCTGAAGGCGCGGTGCAAGGCGGAGAAGAAGACGGCGGCGATGTGCTGGAAGTTCATCGAGGCGGTGGCGCGAAAGGCGCTGCATGGATCGAGCGGACACATCGACCCGGCCGTGGTGTATGCGATCGCGATGCACTGGTTCGAGGATGTGCCGGGGGATTGGGAGGGAAGAGGGAAGAGGGAAGAGGGAAAAGGGAAGAGTGGAGGAGTTAAGAGTGGGGAAGGGAAGAGGGAAGAGAAGAAGGCGGCGAAGAGCAAGGCGAAGGTGAAGAAGCCGAAACAGCAGCAGGGCTTCTTCTTCGAGATGCTGGAAACGCCGGCGGGAGTCGGGAGTGGAGGAGTTGGTGAGTCGGTGAGTAGAGGAGTTGGGAGCGGGACCGAGGCTGACGCCTCGGGAACGGAACAGGAAAGCGGGGTGGAGGGATGAGCTACTCGGACGAAGAGATCAAGAATCAGGCGCACAAGTTCCTGATTGAGGCAGAGTTGCCGGCGGACAGGATCGCCTTACTCGTAAACGAAATGGGGTTCTTGCGGATGCCGGCGTCTATCCACCACCACTTGAACTGTCCCGGCGGACTGGTGCGGCACAGCGTCAACGTGACGCGGTGGATGCTGCGGCTGACTGATCCGTTCGGCTGCAAGTGGATGAAACCGAGAAGCCCGTACAGGATCGGGATGCTCCACGACCTCGTGAAGTGCTACTGCTACAGGCCAGACGAACAGGAGCCGGGGAAGTTCCGCTGGATGCCGCCGCCCTTCGAGGGGCACGGCACAACAAGCGTGATTGTCGCCATGACCGAGCTGAGGATCGACCTGACGACGCAGGAGGCGCTTTGCATCGCCTGGCACATGGGCGCGTTCGGACTCGACAAGGACGAGCTGGAGCAGTACGACGCCGTGATCGAACTGCATCCGAGGGAGATCCTTCTTACTCACACGGCCGACATGCTGGCAGCAAAGGTTGACGAGCGGGAGGTGAAGTCATGAAGCCGGTTAAAGCGATAGACCTTGTGTTTAAGGCGCAGCCGATGATCGCGACGTTGCGCGAGATCATCAAGCAGAACTGCGACGAAAGCAAGATGGGCAAGTTCATCGGCGACTGCGACACCTGGCTCGCGGACGCCCAGACGCTCATGCTGAAGAAAGGCGGTGGGAAATGGTGATGCAGTTCTTGAAGCAATGGTTGCCTTCGGCTTTGGGTTGTATGGCGTGCTTTGCTTTTGTTTTTATATTCGTCTGTTTTATAGTTGATGTAGCATCTTCGATAGTGCGCGCGGCGGATGCTTTAGAGCGGATCGCCGATGCGCTCGAATGTGACGAGGAGGACAAGGAGGACAAAGAGGACGACAAAGAGAAAGGCGGTGGGAAATGAGTCTTCACAAATGGCAGGTCGAGGAGATCGCGGCGTTCGACTGGAAGAAGCGGACGGCGCACGACTTCGACGGACGCCGGTACGGAAGCGTGACAGGCCGGAGAGCGCCGCACTTCACTGAAGCGTGGTGCCCATGCCACGGGAGCGACCTGTACGACGGCAAGAAGCGCCCGACGCGCAAGACGCTCCGGTACAACTACATCGTCGCCGGCGAAGGTTCGCGGACGCTTGCGGAAGTCTTCGCGAACGGTGCGGCGGAGAAGCCGCCGGAGTGGGGCAAGATCGAAGTGACCGTGGTGCATGTGGCCGTGCGGCTCAACGGCTCGTACAGACAGGTCGTGAAGGAAGTCGGCCGATGGCACATCAAGACCGGGAAGCTCGAACTCCGCGACATCGACTTCCACGGGATGGGCGGCTGGATCGTCGATTGGCGGCCGGAGGATTGGGCCGGAGGCGGAAAGCGCGGGTCGAAAGGCAAGGCCGAGACGGGGCCGCTGATCGGCAAGCCGATTGACGACGGATGGTACAGCGGCGGAAAGTGGCGGTTCAACATGGGGCTGACGTTCCCCTGGCACGAGGTGATAAACCTCGATGCGCTGAAAGGGACGCGGTACGAATACTGCCAGTACGCCGACGACACGCCCTGCAAGGCCGGGCTTGTGGACTGGCTCATCATGTACCGCCAGGAGCCGAAGATCGAACTCCTCGCCAAGATGGGGCTTTACACCCTCATCTGCCCTGCCGGGATAAAGGCCCTGAAGGACAAGAGGATAAGGGACTGGATCATCGCGCACCGCGAGGAGGCGGCGGGCAACCACGACGCGACGGACATCATCTACGCGGCGCGGCACGACGTGCCGGTGAAGTACGCGGCGAAGCGCCGGAACTTCATCCTCGACGTCAAGAGCCGCATGCGCTACTGGAACGACCGCGTGAAGGTGAAGCTTGACTACGACCGGCTGATGAAGACCCTTCCGAAATGGCATGTGCGCGTCGAGGAATACATGCGCTACCTCGAATACGCGATCAAGTGCGGGCTTGACCTCCGGAACGAAGGGACGGCCTATCCGCCGACGAAAGGCGGGCGCAAGGCGTTCATGGATCGCCTGGAGGACATGGAGGCCAGGGCCAGGAAGAAAGCCCGGGCCGAGATACGGGCGAAGCGGGCGGCGGAGCGCGCCGAGGCGAAATGGATCCGCGACACGATGAAGACGCGGATCAAGGAACTCGAGGCGTTCCAGAAGTCGCTGAAGCGCACGGACGTCCTGAAGGGATGCGGCTACACGCTCGTCCTGGCGAAGTCCCAGGAGGAGCTGCTGGCCGAGGGCCGGAAGATGCATAACTGCGTCGGATGCGGAACCTACGGACAGGCGATCGTCAAGGGCGACTCGCTGATCGTGATGCTGAAGAACCACTCCGCGAGCTTCTGCGACATCGAGATCGACCGCAAGAGCTGGAAGGTGCGGCAGTGCTACCTGAAGCACAACAAGACCGCGCCGAAGGAGGTGCAGGAGCTGGCGAAGCGGCTTGCCGCGTGGTTCAAGGAAGAGCACCAGCGACACATGAAGCGCGGGACGTTCAAGGAACTGCGGAGGAAGGCGGCGTGACGAAGGTTTTCCCGGTTGCGCTGATCGCGCTGGACGTCGCAGCGGCGGTCGTGTACGCCGCTTGCGGCGACTGGCGCAGGTTCATCTACTGGATCGCGGCGGCGACGCTGACGGCCACGGTGACGTTCTAAGGAAAGGAGCGCGGAATGGAAACGGAAAGAGAGAAAGTCTGGTGGACGGTCGCGACGGACTGCGGGACGCGCAGGACGCTCGCGGTAAGCCGGGCCAAGGCGATACGGAACGTAAGGTACCGGCTCGTCATGGACGACCGCAGCTATTCGAGGCCGAGACCGCACGACTTCGCGGAGATGCGCGACATCGAAGTGGTTGGCGTAGAGCGGGATGAAGCTACCGGCCCGCAAGGGGCCGGTAGCCAGGTTGGGCCGAGAGGGCGATCGCCGCAAGGGGCCGGTAGCCAGGTTGGGCCGAGAGGCCGGGCGCCGGGGCCGAAAGGCCGGGCGCCGGGAGCCGGCGGGAGATTCAACCCCTATGGAGGGATGAGAAGATGACGATAGAGGATTTTCTGAGCAGGCTGGAGGGCGTGCAGAAGTCGGGCGGCGGATGGATCGCGAGATGTCCGGCGCACGGGGACAAGAACCCGTCGCTCTCGATCGCGCTGGGCGAGGACGGGCGCATACTGGTGCACTGCCATGCTGGATGCACGGCGGAGCAGATCGTCGCGGCGATGGGGCTGACGCTGCGGGATCTGATGCCGGAGCGCGACACGCGCGGCGCGGAGAGGCGTCCGGGGAAGACCTCGAAGTGGGGACAGTGGGTATGCGACTACGTGTACACGGACGAGACGGGGAAGGTGCTTTACAAGAGCTGCCGGTACGTGAAAGAGGACGGGAAGAAGACGTTCATAATCAAGACGCCGGATCCGGAGGCGAAGTACGGGTGGAGTTTCGGGCTCTCGAAGAAAAACATCGAGAGGGTTCCGTTCAGGCTGCCGAGGGTGGTAAGGGCGGCGAAGGAAGGGAAGACGATCGTAATCGTCGAGGGAGAGAAGGACGTATTGACGGTCGAGGAGGTAGCGGGATGCGCGGCGACGTGCAATGTGGCGGGCGCGATGAAGTGGGGGTACAGGTTCCCGGAGGACTGGGGGAAATGGTTCAAAGGGGCCGGCGGGATAATCATAATCGCGGACAACGACCCGAAGACGAAGAAGGTCGAGAAGCACGTCAAGGGCGAGACGGTCGAGGACGAGATCGCGCACTGGACGGGGCAGCGTCACGCATGGGACGTGAGGCGGCGGCTCCTGGAGGCGGGCTTCGAGGGGAAGATAAAGCTGATGGTGATGCCGGGGGTGCCGGTTGAGGGAACGGGGAATGGGGAACGGGGAACGGGGAATGGGGAACGGGGGGTGGTGTACCCGAAGGATTTCACGGATTGGGTGGAGGCGAGGAAGGCGGCGGGGCTCGCGGCGGACAAAGCGGCTTTTATGGAGGCGGTGAAGGAGGCGGCGCCCTGGCCGAAGGAGTGGGAGTTTGAAGAGGATAGTCCGAACGCAGTTCGGCCATCAGGGCTGGAGGAGGGCGGAGCGGACGGGGGATCTACGGGAGGCCGCGCCGCCGAAGGCCGCGCCAGCGGCCTGAAGGAAAAAGGCGGCGCGGCTGCCGCATCTGATTCGCCGGCTGAAGCCGGCCGCTCCGATACAGGCGAGGAGGCGGGGCGGCCCGGGCGCGGGCGGTTCGGGGCGCCCGTCCCCCGCGCCCCCGACGACGGAGTCGAGAGATACGCGGTGGATTTCGACATCGGCGGCGGGAGGTTCGCGACGATAACGCTCGAATACGGGTGGACGGTGGAGCGGGTTTTCGCGGCGTCCGTGTACGCGGTGAGCAGGAAATGTCCGAACAACGAGCTGCCGAAGGGGGTGCCGGGGCGGTTGAAGGCGTGGTCGGCGGCGATATGGCTGCTCATGCGCGGGTCGTTTTTCTGGCACAGCGACTACCGTGACTTCGCGACGTGCATGTTTCTGGATCGGGACGCGAAGAGCTGCACGCTGATGCGGATAATGAGCGACGAGTTTTTCGCGTTCGTGGCGAAGAACGCGAAGCTCGAGGACGTAGACCCGAAGAAAGGCGACCTCGCGAAGGTGCTGGGGCTCGTCAAGCAGATCGCGGTAAACGAAGAGTACTCGCGAGGGGTAAGGCCGGGGAACAGCTGGGAGCGGCGCGGCGACGCGGTGTACATCTCGAGCGGCGACACGGAGATGTGCCGCGTGAAGGACGGCAAGTGCGAGATCGTGCAGAACGGGACGGACGGGGTCGTGTTTCTGCGGGGCAAGACGCTCGCGCCCTGGAAACTCGGGGACGGGGAAGGGAAAGACCCTTTCGCGACGGCGAAGATATTCACGGGCGCGAGTTTCGCGGACGCGAACGGGCTGATGAATGTAAGGCTATGGACGATGAATCTGCTCGCTTGCCACGCGACGAAGCCGCCGTTATTGATAACCGGCGGAGCGGGGTCGGGCAAGACCAGGATGGCGAAGGGCATAAAAGAAATTTTGGGGATGCGGCAGGACGGGGCGCTGGATCTGTCGGTGCAGCAGATCGAAGACGGCGACAAGGGCTTGGACGCGTTCTGGGCGACGGTCAACGACGGGAAGCTCGAGGTGTTCGACAACTTCGACACGAAAGTGAAATGGGCGAGCGACACGTTGCAGACGGCGGCGACGGACGGCCAGACGAAGCGGAGGACGCTCTACACGACGTTCGGCGTGTCGATATTGAGGGCGAACGCGCACATCATACTGACGTCGAACAATCCGATATTCTCGACGGAGGGAAACGGCGGGCTCGCGGACCGGCTGATAACGATACCGCTGACGCTCAACCGTGGAGTGAGCCAGGACGCGGAGCTTTCGGCCGAGATCGCGGCGAACCGCGACGAGTACCTGACGTGGATAGCGCGGACGCTCGCGAAGGTGCTGATGGACAAAGAGCCTGTTGACAAGTCGATAAACCGTAGACATCCGGATTACGGGGAGTTCTCGGTGCGCGTCGGGCGCGCGATCGGCGACGAAGAGGGAGTGATAACGGCCCTGGGCGCGGCGGAGGCGGACAAGGCGATATTGCCGCTCATGAATGACGCCGTCACGAAAGAGATCATGGCGGTGCTGGGCGAGAAGAGCTACGAATGGAGCGGGACGGCGGGCGAAATGTCGGAGCTCATAATCGCCAAGCAAGGCGACGACGCCGACGAAAAGACGAAGACGATATTCTCGTCGCGGCGCGTCGGAAAGGCGCTCAACAAGTATATGCGGCAGTTTTCAATCGTTTTCCGCATGGAAGAGCCGAAATTGCGGGAAGGGCGGAGCGTGTACACGTTTCGCGGCATGACGGCACTCGGGAGAATGTCGGTGGGTTTGGTGGATTCAGAAGCCACTTTTGCCAAAACCCGTGAGAGCGCGAGCGCGCACGGGTTTATGGAAAACCGCGTATTTAATCCACCTAATCCACCGGGCGCGGGAACCACGGATATGCGGGGCGCGGGGGCGGAAGGGGCGTTTACGCGCGCGCGCGCGCCTTCCCCGCTCCCCTATAAAGAAGAAGAAAGGAGCGTAGAGAATAATGGAGAAGATGATTTCGACTGGGACTTCTAGCGGCGAGGCCGAAATGCTAACAAATGCTAACAAAAGCGAGGTTGTCGGCGCGGAGCGGTTGAAACAGGCGGCGTTCGCGCTCGATCCGCTGGGAGTCGCGCCGGAAGTCGGGCATTTGCTGCCGAAGGGCGGAGCGTCGCGCGGCACTGTAGACCTCGTCGGGGAGGCGAAGAAGGGAGAAGAAGGGTCGAAGCCGCTCAGAGGGAAGCGGGAGGAGTTCTGCAAGGTTCTAACCGGCTGGGGCGGGGACGGCGTCAGGAAGCGCAACTGCGAAGCGTACGAGAAGGTTTACGGTACGGGAGGGGCTTCGGCGCGCGTAAACTCGACGCGGCTGATGGCGGAGCCGGAAGTAAAGGCGCGGGTGGAATGGCTGGAGAAGAAGGTCGCGGAGGCGAAGCGGCACGACTATCTCGCGGCGCAGCAGGAGATCGACGAACTGAGGCTGGGGCTTGTGCAGCGGGGGAAGAAGAACGCGAAGCTCGCGGCGGTCGCGCTCGCGGCGGCGAGGGACTTCGAAGCGGCGCACGGGCTCGCGGCGAAAGGCGGGACGGCTACGGAGTCGGCGGCGATCGCGATCGCGGAGGCGGGCGACGGGTTGAACGCGGTTAGGGCGATATTGGCGAAGGTGGCGGTCAGTCGTTAGTGGGGAACGGGGAACGGATGCGGAGCGACTAGCAACTGGCGATAAAAAGAAAGGGAAAGAGATGGAAGAGATAGAGACGATACGGGCGATGAGCCGCAAGGACGCGCTGGAGTTCTACCGCGAGGTGCTGGACGGCGGGGACATGGATGCCGTGCGGTGGCTTGGGCGCAACGACAGGTTTTTCCTGCTGGGATGCCTGATGATGCGCGAGGACGTGCTCGCGAAGGACTGGTGCTACGAACGGTGCCGGGAAGTCGAGGCGTCGCCGGACGGCTGGCTCGATTTGTGGAGCCGTTTCCATTACAAGTCGACGATAATCACGCTGGCCGGGGCGGTGCAGGAGGTATTGAGGGATCCGGAGACGACGATAGGCATATTGAGCTACAACAAGGCGGTCTCGAACAGATTCGTTGACCAGATACGGCGCGCGCTCGAGACGCCGGAGCTGACGCGGCTGTATCCGGAGGTATTGTGGGAGAAGCCGCCGCGACTCAACTGGAGCACGCAGGGCGGGCTGATCGTGAAGAGGAAGACGAACCCGAAGGAGCCGACGGTGAGCGGATCCGGGCTGGTGGACGGGCAACCGATAGGCATGCACTACAGGCTGAGGATATACGACGACGTGGTCGTGCCGGCGTCGGTGTCCACGCCGGAGCAGATAATGAAGACGACCGAAGCGTGGGAATTGAGCCTGGCGCTTGGTACGGAAGACGGCGGGAGGCAGTGGTACGCGGGGACGAGGTATCATCCGGACGACACGTATTCCGAGATACTCAAGCGCGGGACGCTGAAGGAGCGGCGGCGGCTTTGCGTGGACGCGGACGGTGCGCCGACGATGATGACGCGGGAGGCGTTGGACGCGCTGAGGCGGGACATGGGGCCGGGGACGTGGGCGGCGCAGATGCTGCAGGATCCGGTCGCGGCGGGCGTGAGGGACTTCCGGGACGAATGGTTCATGACGTATTCGCTGGAGACGCCGCTCAATCACGCGAAGATGACGCGGTGCATAATCATAGACAGCGCGAACGCGAAGAAGAAAGACTCGGACTACACGACGATGCTCGTAATGGGGCTCGCGGCGGACGGGTGCTGGTACGTGCTGGACGGGGTTTACGACAGGCTGGACCTGGCGCAGAGGACGCGGGCGCTGTTTTCACTGGTGAGGACGTGGTGGCCGGTGAAGATGGTGTGGTGGGAGCAGCAGGGCGCGATGAGCGACGTCAGCCACGTGAGGCTGGAGATGAACCGGGAGCTGTTCCATTTTCCGATCGCGGAGCTTCACCATTCGCTGCCGAAGATCGACCGGATCAGGCGGCTGGTGCCGGAGTTCGAGCAGGGGCGGGTGTGGTTCCCGTGGAAGCTCCTGAAGATAAGGGCGGACGGGACGGCGGTCGATTTGACGGCGGCGTTCCTGGAGCAGTACAGGAATTATCCGATAGTGCGGCACGACGACTTCATAGACTGCCTCGCGGACATAAAGGACGAGGAGATAATCGCGGCGATGAAGCCGCCGAAGGGAGCCGGCGCGGACGCGGCGCAAGGCGGTGACGCGGGCAAGGCGCGGATGGAGAGGAGGGCGGGGTTTAGTCGTTAGCGGTTAGCGGTTAGCAGTTAGCGGTTAGCGGTGAGCGGTGAGCGGTTAGCAGTGAGCGGTTAGTGGTTAGCGGTTAGTGAGTGGGGGGAATTTGGAAAATGCGTCAAGAAAAAATTTTATGATTTTAATTTTTTTTGGAGGGCTTGATTTCATTCTATTCGTTCTTTTTGGCATTTTAATTTTTCGGAAAGATTATGCGACAGTGATTGAAAAAATCGTATGGTATAATTTACACGCGCCCGGGAAAGGGTGTCGGCGGGTGGAAAAACGCTTGCCGGCGCGTCCGGAACCCGGGGAAACCGAAACCGAAAGGAGCGTCTGAAATGTGTCTTGCGAGTTCGATCTACGAGATGAACCAGCAGAAGAAAGCCGCGAAGACCGCCGAGAGACGGTCGAAAGAGACGATGCGCAACGCGCAGGCGGCGGCGGCAGCGGAGAAGAAGGCCGAAGAGGCGAACGCGGCGGCCGAGGAGCAGGTTCCGGACACCGGCGACACGACCGAGATATCGCTTGCGAAGCGGCGGCGCGGGGTGGCGTCCACGTTCCTGAACCAGAAACTGGGAGAGTAGGATGTCGAAGTTCGGAAACAGCGAGAAGATAGTCGGGGACTGCGAGCGGCTTCGCGCGCGGCTCTGGCAGGACTTCGAGCGCATCAGGCCGAAGCTCACGGAGATAGCGCGCTACATTTACCCGAACGCGCTGGGGGGGCTTGTGCGGGACGTCAGGAACCTTGACGCGGAGTCGGCTTACGACGGGGACGACGCGGAGAGGTTCACGGGCGTTCCGTTCGATGCGTTCAGAGTGGCGGCGAGCGGTTTCTACGTCAATCTCACGAACCCGGCGGCGCCGTGGTTCAGCCTCGGATCGCCGGACTGGGGGCAGGACGAAGAGGAGAAGGACTACTACTCGGAGCAGTACGCGAAATTGACGGAGGCGACGCGGTGGCTCATGGGGTGGTGCGGGGCGTATCGCGCGCTCCATCTCGTTTACAAGCATCTGGTGGCGTTCGGGTTTGCGGCGATGCTGATAGACGCGGACGACGAGAGGATAGCGCGGGCGCAGTGCCTGAGGATGGGGACGTACGCGCTCGGGATAGACCGCAAGGGGAAGGTGGACCGGGCGGTTCGGCACTTCGCGTTCACGGCGGAGCAGATGATCGAGGAGTTCGGCGCGGAGGCGCTGACGCCGAACATCATGGAAGAGGCGAAGCGCGGCGGGGGCGAGGCGAAGTACGAAGTGTGGAACATCGTCGAGCCGCACAGGAAACTCAAGGGAGTGCCGTCGCCGTACACGCTCAGCTACAGGAAGTTCAGGTACAGGAGCGTATACTGGAGCGCGGAGGCGCGCGAGAACGGGCAGAACGGGCTTTTGGCGGTGAGGGGATTCCTCGTCAAGCCGCTCGTCGCGCCGAGGCTCACGTTCGAGATCGGGGACGTGTACGGGCGCGGGTGCGGCGCGGACGCGCTCGGGCACTGCAAGGCGTTGCAGACGATGGCGGAAAGCCAGCTTGACATAGCGGACCAGGAGGCGCATCCGTCGATGATGGCGCCGGCGTCGATGGCGGACGACGGGCTGAGGCTCGGGGCTTTGGACGTGAACTGGTATCCGGACGGGCTTTCGCCGAACGCGGTGTACAGGACAGTCGGGGATCCGCCGAAGGGGGACAGGACGTCGGCGGAGATGGCGCGGCTCGAGACGGAGATCCGCAAGGCGTTCTTCAATTCGGAGTTCGAGACGATCAGCGCGATGCAGGACCAGACGGCGGTCACGGGCGGCGGCGGCGACAGGATGACGGCGACGGAAGTGCGGGCGCGCGTCAACGAGAAGATGGAGCAGCTCGCGGGAATGGCGACGACGCTCAACGACGAGCTGCTCGATCCGTTCGTGACGACGATGGCGGCCTACGCGATGATGGCGGGGCTGTCGGAGGCGGACCTGCCGGAAGGGGCGGGCGACGCGCTGCCGTGGGATATCAAGTACGAGTCGGCGATACACGCGGCGGTCAACGCGCAGCCGATAAACGCGGCGTCCCAGTCTCTCGCGGCGGCGTCGGGGTACGCGCAGATGGCGGAGGACGCGAGCGTGTTCGACAACTTCGACGCGGACGCGATGGCGCGCGACGTGCACAGGAAGCTGGGCGCGCCGGAGAAGTACCTGAGGAAGACGAAGGAACGCGACGCGATCAGGGCGGAGCGTGCGCAGGAGGCGAAGCGCCAGCAGGCGATACAGGAGGAAGCGGTGAAGGCGAAGACGCAGAAGGACGCGCTTTCGGCGCCGATAACTCCGGGGACGATAGGCGGAGCGCTCGCGGAGGCGGGCAGTCCGGAAGGGATGGTGGCATGATGGAGACGGGATTCGGAGCGAAAGACGCGCGCGAGATCGCGGCGAAAGAGGCGGCGGCGGCGCGGCGGGCGGAGTACGCGGCGCGGAACGACGCGCTGCTCGCCGACGGGAACTTCGCGGAGTTTCTGGGCGAGGTGGCCGACAGGGCGAGGTACCTGAAGGCGGAGTTCGAGGGCGGGGGCGCATGGGGCGCGGGATATCGCGCGGCGCTCCGGGACCTCGTAAACGGGATTGTGGTAAATTCCACGCGCGGGCCGGTGTGGCTTGGCGCATACGCGGCGGAGAAGATCCGCAAAACAACAGAGAAAGAAAGGGGGCCGAAAGAATGAATCGGCTGATGGCATGGCCGCTGATGGATGCGGCGGGAGACGGCGGAGGCGGCGGAGGTGCCGCCGACGGCGGAGGACAGGCAGGCGGCGACGGCGGCGCGGCTGGTGCGGGCGAGCAGAAGCCCCCGGCGGGCGGGAGCGCGGCGGCGGCTATAGCCGGGAACGGCGGCGCGGCTGGCGCGGGCGAGCAGAAGCCCCCGGCGGGCGGGAGCGCGGCGGCGGCTATAGCGGCTGGCGGCGCGGGCGAACAGAAGCCACCGGCTGGCGGGAGCGCGGCGGGGGACGTGGACCTCGCGGCGATCGACGACGAGGCGTACGCGAAGCTGGTGCAGCCCGACGTGGACGGCGAGACGGTCGACAGGTCGCTGATAACGCCGATGGCGAAGGAACTGCGCGAGGCGGGGATACAGCCTGGCGTGATGGCGAAGATCGGCGCGATATACCGCAAGGTCGTGCGGGCCGAGGTGGAGAAGGACGAGGCGGCGCGCGTGGAGCGGATGAAGACGCTCACCGAGAAGTGCCTCGCGGAGACGACGGACGAAGAGAAGAAGGACTTCGCGGCGGCGTACGCGGAGCACATCGCGAAGGATCCGGAACTCAAGAGGATAGTGGACACGACGGAGCTGGGCTCGAGCGTCGCGTTCGTGAGACTTGTTGCTTTGGCGGGGGCGACTCTCCGGGTGGAGAGGACGCCTCCGGCGACCGCGGCTGCCGGCAGCAGCCAGAAAGACACCGACCGGGCAGTGTACGAGGCGACCGTGCCGAGGCACCTACGGTAGGTAATGGAAAGGAAAAGATGAAATGGCTACACTAGGAAGCCGTTACATCACGTTCCGCGACATCCTGTCCGGGCGGACCCCCAACGGGTTCGTGGACAAGGACATCGTGGAGATGATGGCGCAGGAGAACCCTGTGCTCCAGGACGTGCTGTGGAAGCAGTGCGCGAAGGGCCGCGAGGACTACGTGACGATCCGCACCGGTATGCCGGAGGCGGTTCTGCGCGCGTTCTACGAGGGGTGGACCGGGTCGAAGACGTCGAAGATGCAGGTCACGAACGCGTGCTGCACGGTGACGACGGGACTCGAGTTCGACTGGCGCCTGTACGAGCAGGACAAGGACAAGGCGGCGTTCCTCGCGGACGAGCAGCGTGCGCACAGCTCGGTGCTCGGCGACAAGGTGGCGAGCCTTCTGTTCTACGGCGACACCGAGACCAGCCCGAAGGGGATCAACGGGTTCGCGAAGACGTTCTCGACGTACGGCGCGATCAGCGGGAGCGGGATGGCGACGGACGACACGAAGGCCGCGTTCTACTGCTTCAACGCCGGAAAGGGCGCGGAGGCGGGATCCGACGCGGACTCGATCGCGAGGAGGTCGCTGTTCCTGATCGGCTGGGGCGCGAGGAGCGCGCACGGCATCTACCCGGAGGGCGCGTCGGCGGGCATCAAGATCGACACTCTCGAGTGCCAGACGGTGAAGCAGTCGGACGGCAGCAACCTCAAGATGGGGCTCCAGGAGATGAACTGGGAGGCGGGACTGAACATCCGCGACTTCCGGTACTGCGGACGCGTGGCGAACATCAACATCATGAGCGATCCGATGGCGGGGGACACGCCGGACGTCTCGCTTCTGGTGAGGAGGCTCGTCAGCCGCATCAAGACGAACGGCGCGACGCAGAGGTTCTACTGCTCGCGGCTGGCGTTCGAGCATGTGGCGATGCAGTTCGAGCGCAAGACGCAGGGGAACGCGATCAGGTACGCGGACCTCGAGCAGAAGAAGGAGGCGGCGCTCCTGGGCATCCCGGTGGCGTTCTGCGACTGCATGAACGGCGACGAGAAGGAAGTCGCGGCGGCGTAAGGCGGGAAGGGAGGCCGCGACAAGCGCGGCCCTCCCGGAAAAGCGAAAGAGAAAGGGCAAGGGAAAATGAACCTGAGCAAAGAAGACATGTTCTGCGAGGGGATGGTCTGCACGGCGGCGGCGAAGGCGTCGACGAACGTGCTGGACTTCCACAAGCACGGGGACGACGTGATGGGGTCGCTGTTCTTCAGCGTCTTCGTCGATGCTGTCGATTCCGCGAACAACGGCGCGAGCGCGGTTGACAAGGACCTGCTCGTCGAGTGGGAGACCTCCGACGCGGAGGCCTTCGGCACTTCGACGACGCTGTGGTCGAAGACGTGCGCGAAGGCCGGAATCGTCAAGGGCGCGTACATCGTGAAGAACGAGGCGCTGCCGAAGGGCCTGAAGCGGTACAACCGCCTGAAGTTCACCGAGGCGAGCGGGACGAAGTTCCCGGACGTCACGGCGTTTCTGCACGCGGGCCGCGACGAGGGCACGCCCTACAAGGGCTAAGGGCGGGAACCCCGCCGCACGGGAAGGGCGGCCGCGACAGGCGCGGCCCTCCCGGGCGGCGGGTACCGCGCGACTGAAAAGCGCGGCACGGAAGCGGAGAAGGGAAAGGAGAGACAAGACGATGAAGAAAATATGGTTTTTGCTGGCGGCGGCGGCGTTCGCGACAGGCGCGATCCTTCCGGCGGCGGCCGGGTACAGGACGGTCGAGATGCGCGGCGGGACGGTCGCGGCGGCGCCTGGGCGGGCGGTCGCGCTCGCGGCGGTATCGACGAACACGACGGGGACGGTGACGGTGAAGCGGATAACGCCGCTCTCGATCACGTGGACCGACTGGTACGAGGCGCCGGTCACGAACTGGACGGACGCGGTGGAGCATCTGCCGAGGAACGTCGTCGTCACGAATTTCGCGACGAACGTCGTCTCGGGGGTCACGAACGTGTTCACGAACGTCGTGCTGAAGGCGATGTCGGTGCCGGTGACGAGCAGGGTTGCGAGGGTGTCGTACGAGAGGCGGGCGACGAAAGCGGTGTTTTCGCGCGAGCTGACGAACGACGTGTGTTCGCTGACGCTCGCGAACGGGGCGGGCGCGACGAACCTGACGGGCGTCACGCTTCTGCCGGGGGACAGGCTGTCGGCGACGGGGAGCGCGTTCGGGCGCGGGCGGGCGTACCTCACGGTGGAGGAATAGCGATGGCGAAGTACATCGTAAAGCGGGCGTTCCAGCACAGGGGCGCGATGTGGCGCAGCGGACAGGCGATAGAGCTGGACGCGGCGGAGGCGGCGGACAGGTTCATCGCGGCGAGAGTCGAGGCGGCCGGGCGCGACGGCGTCGCGGCGGGCAGGCCGGCGAGGAACTTCACGAACGGGACGCCGAAGAAGAAGGCGGCGCCGCCGGCGAAGGCGGTCGCGGGCGAGGCGCGGGAGATGTCCGACGCGGAGCTCAAGGCGGCGCTGGTGAAGATCGGGGTTCCGGTTCCGCCGAACGCGGGGCGCGAGGAGCTGGAGACGCAGTACGCGGCGGCGAAGGCGGCGGTCGCGGGGAGTCCGGAAGAGGCGAACGGGCCGAAGCAGGGGACGGGCGGACAGTCCGGCAATCTGATATAAGGGCTGAAGGGAGAGGACGATGGACGCGAACGCGATAGCGGTGAGAGTTGACGACAGGAACAAGACGCTCCGGTTCTCGGAGACGCTTGTGGCGGGGTCGGTGTACGCCGTCGCGGTCGAGGGCGGCGCGGACGTGTGCGGCGAGACGGCGGTGCTGGCCATGAAGATCGGGCGCACGACGGTCGCTTGGGCGGCGCTGACGGACGGCGCCGGGGAACTGTCGCTCCTCACGCAGGAGATGTGCGACGCGCTCGATAACGTGCGCGAGGGGGCGAGAGTGCCGGCGCTCGCGGTTTTGAGGTGCACGGACGAGGGCCGCGACCTCGTTATCGCGATGGGCAAGGCGGACGTGCTCTACGCCGGGAGCGAGTGGTTCCAGACGACGGAGCTCAACCGCGTTATCGCGACGGGTGCGGAGGGGCCGCCCGGTCCGGCGTCGCTTCTAAACTACATACGCGACGACGACGGGCGGTACTGGCGGATAAAGGCGGAAGTCAACGACGCCGGGGAATCGACGGTGGTGCTCGCGGACGAGCCGGAGCCGGAAAGGCCGCTCGATCCGGCGGCGTCGGCGGAGCTGCTCCAGGCGGCGAACGAGGCGGTCGCGGCGGCTGCGGAGAGCGCGGCGGCTGCGGCGGCGAGCGCGCAAAGCGCGGCGGAGAGCGCGACGGCGGCGGGGAGAGCGGTGAACGTGGACCTCTCGGGGTCGGTCACGGCGGCGGCGGAGAGCGCGACGGCGGCGGGCGAGAGCGCGACGGCGGCGGCGACAAGCGCGACGACGGCGGCGGCGAGCGCGGCGGCGGCGACGGCGGCGGCGGAGCAGGCGGCCAACAGCGCGGCACAGGTCGCGGGGGTGAGCGCGGCGGACGTCGCGACGGCGGTGGAACAGGCGCTAGAGAACTTCAAGGCGCAGTACCTCGCGGGAATCGTCGCGTCGGCGTACAAGAACAAGCAGCTGCAAATCACGACGAACAACCAGTGGACGACCGACACGCGGAAGTCGGGCAACACCTACACTCCGGACGCGGCGCTGTTCAAGGGGCTCGTTCCTGGCGGGACGTATCTACTGAGCCTCACGGTCGCTCCGGTGGGGACGTCGAGCCTGCTCATAAGGTTCGGCGCGACGCATGGGACGATGGCCGGGGACTACACGTATTCCGTGACGGCGAACACCGGGCTGAAGCGGTGGCAGTGGAGCACGACCGCAGACGAGAACGGGGTGATACACGTCTGGGCGAGAGCGTCCAACAGGACGGCGGTCGCGGCGGAAGGGCGGCTGTACTTCGAGGCGCAGCTGACGGGGTTGGCGGTTAGCGGTTAGTGGTTAGCGGTTAGCGGTTAGCAGTTAGCGGTTAGCGGAGGAAGAGGGAAAAGGCTGAAAGAAAGGAGAAGAGATGAAGAAGGCGATGATATTGGCGGCGGCGATGGCCGCGCTCGCGGCGGAAGCGGCGAGAATGGCGACGGAAGGCTACGTGGACAGGAAGTTCGCGGGGGCCGACGCGGCGCCGAGGGTGGAGATGCCGACGAACGCGGCGGCGCGGGGCATCAGTTTCGTGCGCGACGGGATCGACGAGAACGTGGCGATCGCGATAGGGCGCGACGCGCGCGCGGCGATCGCGAGCGAGGACATAAACAGCGCGACGAACAACGCGAGGATAAGGTCGGTGTCTGTTGCGGTCGGCGCGAACGCGGACGCGACGGAGATCGGCAGACCGGACAGGAGCCAGGCGGTGGCGGTCGGCTGGAACGCGCAGGCGCGGGGGTGCAATTCGATAGCGATAGGCAGCGGGGCGCAGCACACGAACGAGACGGCGATGACGGGGCACGCGACGTTCGCGAGCAACACGTGCGACATAGCGGTCGGATGGCAGGCGAAGGCGACCGGCGGGAACGCGGTCGCGCTGGGGCGCGCGGCGCGGGCGACCGGCGAGAACGCGGTTCAGATCGGCGAAGGGACGAACTCGGAGGCGAACACGCTCAAGTTCCGGGGAACGACGCTTGCGAGGAACGGCGCGCTCGCGGAGACGGATCCCGTGTGGAACGCGGAGAAGGGCTCCTACACGACGGCGAACGATTTGATCGCGGCGACGAACGAGGTGTACGAGTCGGTCGCGAAGCTTGAGGTCACGGAGACGGACGACTACACGGAAACGCGGGTATACGCGGCCGGCATGGAGTACAGGGTCTACGTCGCGAAGGAGGGCGGCGACTTCGGGGAGGCGACGAACACGGTGGAGGTCGCGGGCGTGGACGTGTACAAGTGCGGGACGGTCGACAGGATGCTTGCGGAGATTGAGGCCGAATACAGTTCGGCCATCAGGGCTGCGGCGGACACGAACGCCGCGCAACAGGTGCAGATCGCCACGGCGGCCGCGCACGCCGCGAGGACGGACAACCCGCACGGGGTGACGGCGGCGCAGACGGGGGCCGTGCCGGACACGAGGACGGTGAACGGCAAGCGGCTCAACGCGAACATAACGCTCAGCGCGGCCGACGTCGGGGCGGCGGAGGCGTCGCTCGCGCAGGCGGTGACGAACCTGGCGACGGAGTCGTCGCTCGTATACAGGCTTTATTCCGGGTCGAACGTCGTATGCGAGGTCACGAACTACAATTCGGCGGTGCACGCGCCGACGATGAGGCTTTTGCAGCTCAACGAGTCCAACGAGTACATTACGGTGTGGACGGAGACGAACAACCTCGCGAGAGTCGCGCGGGCGGCGACGAACTACACGGACACGGTGGCGGGGGAGACGTGGGCGAACGCGGTCGAGGCGTTCGCGCCGAGGGCGTGGAGCCGGACGACGAGCGGAATGGGCGTCGAGGCGCCGTCCAACACGACGTGGCTGTCGACGCCGACGACGGTGATCGCGGGCGGGCTGGACTACGAAAAGCACGTGACGAGCGGGGGCGCGGTGTGGGTGCTGACGTCAAACGGCATGGCGGCGGACTTCCATGCGCAGACGAACAACACGGCGTACATGGACCTGTCGAGCGCGGACGGGACGCCGATATTCAGGGTGGAGAAGACGGACGCGTTCCTCGTCGGGGTCAATGCGGATTCCGTGAGCGTGGACGGATCGACGCTCGTCATCGGGTGCGACATCGTGGGGGACCATCCGCTGGTGAGGGTCAAGGCGTCGCTGACGGAGGGCGCCTGGGCGTACGAGGAGGATTCGATACCGGCGGGGCTCGCGACGGTGGCGTGGAGCGGGAGCGCCGGGAACTGGACGTGCAGGCTGACGAACAACACGGGCGGAAATTCGCTCTTCGCGTTCATGGAGTACCTCCAGGAGGGGTCGGTCAAGATCGTAAACTCCGCGCCGACGGACATATCGGCGGGCGTGATCGTAAACGGGGTGAAGTACATGCCGACGGTCAGCGGGACGACGCTAACGTGGGAGGCGGCGCAGTGACGGACGCTTTCATGGCCGGGTTCACGACGGCGCTCCTGGGCGGGTGCGCGGTGTGCGTGGCGGCGCTCGCGGCGGGCGCGGCCATAGGCATTGCGAAGCGGGAGTGGCGGCGGTGGAAAGGCGCGAAGGACCGGGCGGCGGCGGCGGTCATGGTGCTCGTCGCCGGTGGCGCGGCGTACTGGTGCGGCGCGACGAAGGGGACGGTGAGCGTAACCGACCCGTACATCATGGACGCGGGCTCGTACCTCACGAACGACGTCGCGCACATCGCAATCGCGAAGCGGACGCCGTTGTTGCCGGACACAACGGAGATACTGGTGTACGCGCGGGAGGTGTCGTCCACGAACGCGGCGGACTGGACGCGGCTCGCGCCGCATCTGACGTACGCGGAGCATCCGTACGACTACGCGCTCGCGAACGCGACGAACCACAACGTGATCGTCGCGGCGGACTTCACGCCGGAGCCGACGGTGCATACCAACGGCGTATGGCAGATGAAGGGGTTCGAGATACCGGGGACCGGGCGGGCCGCGTTCCCGAACACGAAGATAAGGAGGGTAGAGTAGGATGAAGAAGACGGTGTTGATATTGGCGGCGGCGGTCGCGACAAGCGCGACCCTCCCGGCAGAAGAGGCGGTCGCGGCGGACGCGGGGATCGTAGCGGAGACGCTGAGGGCGGACGGCACGACTAACACGTGGACGGCTGCGGAGCTCCAGGAGGCGCTGGGGCTCATGAACAGGATGTACTGGCGGGACATGGAGTCCGAGAACGGGCGCGAGAGGTGGCACGGGCGGCGGCTCGCGCACGCGCAGGTCACGAACGCGCAGGGGCGCGTATGCGTCGCGCACGTCTACGCGGACGGGCTGGTGTACACGAACGCGGCGGTGAGGGCGTGGGATTTGCGGCGATCGCCGGATCCTGAGGCGGCGGCGAAAGCGGCGGCGGAGCGGGCGGCGAAGGAAGCGGCGGCGCGGCGGGCGTGGGAGATCGCGAACCTTCCGGCGGAACTGGCGGCGCTCAGGGCGGCGCAGCGCGAGGCGGAGGCGACGACGAACGAGGTCGCGGTCGTGGTCGTGGCCGGGGAGGGCGACTGATGGACCCGAAAGAGAAGCTCGAAGAGATGGCGTTGGCGCGGCTGGATTCGCCGGAGCCGAGCAACCGCGACCTCGCGGACGCGCTGAAGGTCATCATAAACCGGCTGTGGTCGAAGGAGGATCTCCGGGAGTTCGTCTCGAAGGAACACCAGGAGATGTGCGCGAACTGCGACAAGGGGAAACTCGCGCCCGGGACGAGGGAGAAATGGCTCATGGGGCTTGTGGGGACGCTTGTCGCGGCGGTGTGCGCGGCCCTGTACTATTTCACGAAAGGGGGCAACTGATGGAACGCAAAACAGATATTCCGTCCGGGCCGCTCGTCAAGCCAGTCATCGAGTCCGAGCTCTGGGAGGTCGTGCGCGACTGGACCGCGACCGTGGACGGCGACGTCCATACCGTGCCCGCCGGATTCCGGACGGACGGCGCGAGCATACCGCGCTTCCTCTGGCGCATCTGCGGGCATCCGATGGCGACGCGGCGGTTCCCGGCGGCGGTCATCCACGACTGGCTGTACGAAACGTTGCCGGATTTGTCCGTAAGCCGCAAGTACGCCGACGCACAGTACAGGGCCGCGCTCGTCGCGCTGGGGTTCCCCGCGTGGGCGGCGCGTCTCGAATGGCTCGCGCTCCGTCTCTTCGGCGGCGCGGCGTGGAAGGAGGCGCACGGGCTATGATGATTTCCGGCGGGTGCCGGGAACGTCGCGCGCACGTCTGTTGTGTGTACAGTGATATGCGGGCGCGCGGCGCAACTTCCCCTCGCGGGGAACGGGGAACGGGGAACGGGGAACGGGGAATGGGCTAACTGCTAACTGCTAACCGCTCACTGCTAACCGCTCACCGCTAACAAAAAACCAGAAAGGAAAAAACAAATGAAGAAGATAATGATGATAGCAATGATAGCAGCGCTCGCGGGTTGTCGCTCGATGACGGTCGAGAACTTCGGCAGCGAGGTCGTAAGGGACGCCGACGGGAAGCCCGTCATGCTCGCGAACGGCGAGGCGCAGACGGTCTCGAAGGGATGGCGCGCGAGCGAATTGGCGCACTGGACCGACAAAGACGTCAAAGACTTTTCGGCTCTCGTCGAGCGTGGAAAGTTGAACGTCACGGTCGGCTCGTATTCCGAGAACGTGTCGAAGGAGTTGGTGCCGTTCGTGAAAGCCATGTTCGACGGCGCGGCGACGCTCGCTGCGAAGATCGGCGCGGCGATCGCGACGGCGGGCGGGAGCGCGGGCGCGGACGCGATAGCCGGCTGGGTGTCGAAATTCGTCAGCGCGGGCGGCGACGTCTCGAAGGCGAAAGTGACCTGCGCGGACGGCAGCTGCACGATCACCGACGGCAATGTCACCTGTGTTGACGGCAATTGCTCGTATGGGGAGTAGCGGTGAGCAGTGAGCGGTGAGCGGTGAGCGGTGAGCAGTGAGCAGTGAGCAGTTAGCAGTGAGCAGTGAGCAGTGAGCAGTTAGCAGTGAGCAGTTAGTCGCTAACCGCTAACAGCTAACCGCTAACAGCTAACCGCTAACAGCTAACAGCTAACTGCTAACCGCTAACAGCTAAGGAAGGGAAAAACGATGACGAGAAACGACGAGACGGTGTGCCAGGAGGCGTTGGCGCTTCTGAGGCAGGAGACGAAACTTGCCGAGGGATTCTCGGAGGGACGCGGAACGCCCACGAAGGCGGAAGCGGCCTGCCTGAGGACGTTCGGGTACGCGAGGCGGGCGTTTCTCGCCATGCACGACTGGAACTTCGCGAGGGCGACGGCGGATGTGGCGTCGGCGCCGGCGGGCGAGACGGTCGAGTTCGCGAAGCCGGAGGACGCGATCAGGGTCGTGGACGTCATCGACGCCTACGGGGAGACGGTGAGGTGGCGGCTGGACGGGACGCTTATCGTCGCGGACACGCTCGCGGCGAAAGTCGTGTACACGTCCGACGACGAGCCGGCCGACGGATGGCCGCCGCTCGCGAGGGCGGCGTTCGTCGCGTACTTCGCGCGGGAGCTGTGCATACCGGTCGCGGGGCGCCAGGAAGACCTGAAGGCGCTGGACGCGCTGTTCGGGGAGCGGCTCGCGGCGGCGCGGCTCGCGGATTTGCGGGAAGGTCATCCGGCGGACGCGAGGGGCGCGGAGATAATCGCGCTTCTGCGGACTTCGGCCGGGCTGAGCGGCGCGGCGGAAGCGGACGGCGTGGAGGCGGCGACGCGGCGGCTGGGGACGTTCCTCAGGAGCGCGGTGGCGGAGGTCACGGCGTCGCACGACTGGGCGAGCGGGAGCGGCGAATACGAAGACCTGCCGCCGCTCGCGCAGTCGGCGGCGCTTGTCCTCGCGGCGCACAAGATCGCGGGGGCTTGCGGCGCGGGCGCGGAGGGTGTCAGGCTGTTGTGGCAGCTGTACCAAGAGAAGCTGCTCGCGGCGAGGGTGAGCGACCTTCACGGGCGGCTCGCGGCTAACGCGGATCCGGTGCTCGCGGAGCTGGTGGGGAACTTCCGGAAAGACGACGCGGGGCTGGTGCACCTCTTCGACGTGTACACGTCGCGGGCGGACGCGGCGAAGACGAGCGCGGAGGCGGAAGTCGCCGGGGCGCACGACTGGCCGGACCTGGACGCGGAGGCGGGGCGGCTCGGCGCGGCGGCGGAGACCGCAGCGGTGGACGGCGACGACGCGGAGGCGTCGCGCCTCGCGGCGGAAGAGCAGAGGGTTTTGAGCGAAGCGTCGCGTCTCGAGGCGCTCAAGAACGCGGCGGTCGCGGCGAGGGAGCTGGAGATGCTGTCCGTCGCGGCCGGCGGCGGGGAGGCTTCAGCGCAGAGGTACGCGAAGGAGTACGCGGTGAAGCTGCGGACGGCGAGGGCGTACGCGCTGGAGCACGAGCCGCTTCTCGAGGGAGTCGGCGGCGACGCGATGCTGATACTGCGGGAGATGTTCGACGACGCGGACGGGGCGCTGCCGTTTTCGCTTCGCGACCGCGTCGCGCCGCTGGTGGAGACGGCGAGGCGCGAGGTGATAACGGCGCACCGGTGGAACTTCGCGAGGGTGTCGGTTGGAGTTGAGAGTGGAGGAGTTGAGAGTGGAGGAGTGGGTGAGTTGGCGGCCGAAGAGAGAGGCGGAGAGTGGATTGTCGCGAGGCCGGCGGGATGCGTCAGGGTCGAGGCGGTGAAAGGCTACGACGGGAACCTTTGCACGTGGTCTATGCGCGGCGGGGAGATCGTGTCGCGGCAGCAGCCGGCGTCGGTGACGTACGTGCGCGACGTCGCGGACGCGGACGAATGGCCGCCGCCGGTCCGGAGGGCGCTTGCGCTCAGGATCGCGCTTGACGCGGCGGTCGCGGGGACGTCGCGCGACCATGCGGACAGACTCTCGCGGGCGTACGAAAAGGCGCTTTCGGACGCGGCGGTGCAGGACGCGCGCGAAGGGAACCCCGGGCGCGACGCGTGGGGGCGCGGGCGGTTCGCGGCGGCGATGTCCGGGAAAGGGAGCCGGAGATGGTGAAGATAACGCAGAACAGTTTTCTGGGCGGCCAGCTCGATTTCGAGATGATGGGCCGCCAGGACGTGGACAAGTATTCGCGCGGGGCGACGCGGCTCGTTAATTTCCTGCCGCTGAAGCGCGGCGGGATAAGGAAAAGGCCGGGGACGGACTTGAGGCATACGGTCACGACGGCGATCGGGTCGGGGAAATACCGGCTGGTGCCGTTCGCGTACAAGCGCGGCGAAGGATGGGCGCTGCTCTTCACGAACGGGGCGATACTGGCGTTCAACAGGAGCGGGACGGTGGAGGTCGTCGCGCAGGGGGCGGACTTCTACACGGGGGCGCAGATCGAAGAGCTGGACTACTGCCAGTGCGGGGACGTGCTGTTCATCGCGCACCAGGGGCACGCGCCGGCGAAGATCGAGCATACCGTGTCCGGGAACACGCACACGTTCACGCTCAAGACGATCGACCTCAACACGCAGAAGGACGGGCGGCCGTGGATAACGGCGGCGACGGTGACGAAGATGGCGGTGACGACGAACGGCGCGCCTGCGAAGGAGACGTACAAGGTCACGGCGGTCTACGACGGGCAGGAATCGTTCGCGAGCGCGGCGTTCAGCAAGGCGGCGCCGCACAAATGGGCGTCCGTCAGCGGCAGCGGGTACGAGGGGAAGTGCGTAGACTACGCGGAAGAGTACAACCAGTGGCGGAAAGACGTAGAGAAGAAAGAGGCGAAGGGGAAGGTCAGCTCGCTGGACTACCAGGCGCCGTTGAGGTCGTACGAGGGCACGGAGTACACGATGCCGTGGACGCAGTCGCAGAAGATAAGCCTGCACATAAAGCTGCCGAGGGGCGCGGCGAACGCGACGGACGCGCGCAACCGCGCGAGGTACGACGCGAACGGTACGAGGATGTATCCGGAGCAGATAAGGATCTACCGCAAGACGGGGTCCGTGTACGGGCTGGTCGGGCACATAGACACGAGCGACAGCGTCGCGACGACGACGGCGCAGGTGTCGGCGGACTCGCAGTACGCGAACGACGCGACGGTCGCGAGGATCGACGCGACGTCCGGGACGCCGCTCGGGAACGGAATCGCGGACGGCGGGACGCTCGCGGCGCACGGGCTGGGGGTTGACGGGTTCTCGGTCACGTACGGGGAAGGCACCGGGAAGATGCTGACGCTGAAGCTTCCGGCGACGGTGCACAGCGCGAAGGTGACGATCACGCCCGGGGCGGTGAGCCGCACGGAGACGCAAGGGACGGTGACGATAGACGGCGAGGCGACGACGGCGCTCGCGACGATAGCGTACACGTACCACAGGTGTCCGGCGGGGACGTTCCAGGCGAAGTTCCTCAACATCGGCGACTGGATAGCCGCGAACGCGGCGATCGCGCGCGCGTCGACCGCCGGCGACACGGGGACGTACACGGCGGAGCGGAACGCGGAGGAGGACGAAGGCGCGTTCAGGGAGCGGGCGGACCGGGAGTTTCAGAGGTGGCTGGCCGCGAACTACGCGGGCGACACGGCAGAGGTCGTCATCGAAGGGTTGACGGCGGGATCCGGCGCCTCGGACGAGCTGGACATACTCCGCATACGGCTCTGGAACGGGAGCACGTCAATACCGTTCACGGTGGCGGGGATAAGGGTGGACGGCACGCCGTACCAGAAATCGGAGTTCGACTGGGACGACAAGTACTTCACGCCGGACGCGTCGGTCACGCCGCCGAAGAGGGAACTGGTGATGAACGAGGCGGGGGAGTATCCGGCATGCGTGTGCCTGTCGCAGCAGAGGTTGATATGGGCGAGCACGGCGAACGAGCCGGCGCGTGTGGTGATGTCGCAGACGGGGAACTTCGACGTGTACGCGCCGCACGACGTGATGGTGGACGACGACCCGGTGGATTTCCAGGTGTCCGCGACGAGGTTCCCGAAGGTGAACCACATGGTGGAGCTGAGGAAACTCCTGCTGTTCAACGGGGATTCGGAATGGGTGGTGGACTCCGCGAGCGCGGCGAGCGGGATAACGTACGCGACGGTGCAGGCGCGGCAGCACTCGTCGATCGGCGCGGCGGACTGGCTGAAGCCGCTCGTGTGCAACAACGTGCTGCTGTTCGCGGAGCGGACGGGCCAGGCGGTGAGGCAGTACGGGTACCAGCTCGAAGACGACGGGTACGGCGGGGACGACATAAGCATCTTTTCGGCGAGCATCTTCCGGGGGAAGCGGATCGTGGACTGGGCGTACCAGCAGCATCCGCACTCCACGTGCTGGTGCGTATTGAGCGACGGGACGCTGTGTTCGCTGACGTTCATGAGGGAGCAGAACACGATAGCGTGGGCGACGCACGCGCTGGGCGGCGGCGGAAAGGCGCGGGCGATCGTGGCGACGCACGCGCTGACGGGGAACGCGAACACGCTCGCGGACACTACGCAGGTGTTCCTGCTCGTGGAGCGCGGGGGCGCGTGGACGGTGGAGGAGTTGCGTCGGGACTGCCGGCACGGGCGCGACACGGTCGCGAACGCGGTGTGCCTCGATTCGGCGCGGGTGCTGGCGGCGGGCGCGACGCGTCGCGCGGGGACGGTCGCGATAGATCCGATGAGCGGCAGGGCGCTCGCGGGGAACGCGGTGACGGCGGGCGCGATAGAGGGGTACGTCTACGAGAGCGAGTTCACGAGCGTGTATCCGGTCGTCGCGAGCGAAGTCGGGCTCGCGCAGATGGACGTCAAGTGCGTCCAGGCGGCGCATTTGCGGATGGCGGACGCGGTCGGCGGCGCGGTGAGGGGCGCGGCGGTTCCGGCGGACGAAGCGAGCAGGCTCGAGAACACGTCGCTGACGGTGAGGCTCAACGCGGAGCAGCCGTCCGACATCGAAGGCGCGGAGCCGGAGTACAGCGGGGTCGTGGAGTTCGCGGCGGAGGTGGACGAGAACGTGCCGCTCGTGACGAGCAACAACCGCGACGGGCGGGTGACGGTCTCGCAGTCGGAGCCGTGGCCGTTCACGCTCCTGATGCTGGAGACGGACGTGGAGTGCGAAGAATCTACGGAAAGGAGTCGGAGATGAGACGCAAGAGGCGGATACCGTTCGAGTACAAGGCCGGCGCGACGGACGCGGAACTCGCGGAGCTGGCGCGGGACGTCTGGCCTGGCGAGCTGGAGGGGCTGGACGAAAGTCTGCGCGACACTCTCGAGGACGTGTTCAAGGCGATCGCGCGATGGGCGCGGACGTACACGGTGAGGCTCGCGGGGCGGCTCTGCGGGATATGCTTCGTCTTCGAGAAGCCGGACCGGCGGGAGATGAGCTTCACGAAGACGCGGCACCTCGCGGAGGAGAGGAAGTACACCTTCGCGGTCGGGATCGGGCAGCTGCTGAGGGATCTGGCGGAGAGGGAGGACGCCGACGGGCACGGCGGCAAGCCGATGTACATGCACGTACCGGAGGGCGACGACAGGAGCCGGGACTGGTTCGTGCGGGCAGGGGGGTGCGAAGAGACGGAATGGGGGCTGAAATGCCCCGGAAAGGAGAAGGCGGAATGAGCGCAGGAGCGGGAGGCGGCGCGGCGGCGTCGGGAGGCGGCGGAGGAGGCGGCGCGAACTGGGCGTCGTTCGCGCAGGGCGCGGCGGGATCCGGCGGCGGCGGGAGCCTCGGATGGTGGGGCAAGGTCGTCGAAGCCATCGGGTACACCGGGCAGTACGGCCAGCGGCTCCTCGGAGCGTGGGGGACGTACTACCAGGCGAAGATGGCCGCGAGGATGGACAAGCTCCAGGCGGAGCAGATGCGATTCGACGCGCAGGGGCGGCTATGGGACGCGGAGGCGCTGACCACGAGCGCGGGCAAGGCGCAGAAGGCCGGCGAGGACGAGGCGGTAAACCGGTATCTTCAGCTCGGGCAGGACATCGGGCGGGTGTACGCGGGCGCGGCGGGCGCGGGGATAGACGTCACGTCGCGGAGCGTGCGGCGCGTCGATTCGGCGGCGCGGCAGATGGCGGCGCGGGACGTGAAGGCGATCAACGCGAACGCGGCGGACAGGGCGAACGCGTACGTCGCGGAGGCGACGAGCGCGAAGATCGACTACATCAACCAGATGGCGCAGGCGAAGATGGTGGAGATCAACGCCAACTACCAGAGGAAGATGGCGAAGTCGTCCATGAGGTCGCAGGCGATAGGCGCGACGGGGCGGTTTGCGAGCAGCCTCGCGAACATGGCTTGGTAGGGAGGGCTAGAAGATGGCAATCGGAAACTACAGGCTGGCGCGCGAGACGTACCGGGGGATACCGGTCGGGTCGGGGCGCGGGACGGTTCGCGGGCCGCAGGCGCCGGACGTTGCGGGCGTTTTCGGGAGGACGTTCGCGACGACAGTGCAGGCGGGCATCGACTGGTACCAGCACGTCGTGGACGTCGGGCGGCTGATGCAGGGCAAGGCGGCGCAGGCGGACAAGAAGGCGGAGCGCGACGCGGCGGAGGCGGCGGAGCTGCGGAAGCGGCAGGCGGCGGCCGAGAACGCGGCGGCGGACGACTTCGACGCGGGGAGCGGATTCGAGGATGCGATAAGCTGAAAGGAGGCCGACATGGCAAAGGGCAAGGACGACATAGGCTACAACGACGCGCTTCAGCTCAGGGGGCTGGCGGCGGAGGGCGTGGCGGACAGGTGGCGGGATTTCGCGATGAGGGAGATGCGCGAGCGCGCGGCGAAGCTCCAGCCCGGGGTCGCGCAGTGCTGGGTGAACAAGAAGACGCCGTGGATAGCGGGCAAGTACGAGAACCTGAAGCGGCACGAGGCGCGGGAGGTTCGCGCGGGGAAGATCGCGCGGCTTGACGCGGAGAGCGAAGAGAGCGCGTTGAGGGAGGCGAGCGACATAGCGGCGCAGTCGGCGAACGACGACGACTGCTACGCGAAGGACCTTGCGGCGGCGGCCGAGACGCGGAACTACATGAAGGGCCTGGGGAAGGACGGCGACAAGTACTACGCGGGCGAGACGGCGCGGCTGGGCGCGGAGCGCGCGCAGAACGCGGCGGTTTCGCTGATGCAGATCGGAGCGACGTCGGAGATGGGGAGCGACCGGTTCGCGAGCGCGGTGGAGACGGGGCTTTTCAGCGCGGAGGAGGGCGCGATGAGGGCGCAGAAGTACCGGCGCAAGGTGATAGGGTCGGTGATGGACGCGCTGATCGCGGACGGGCGCGCGGACCAGGCGGCGGCGTTCGCGGACGCGCTGGAGCGCGGCGGGGAGGACGGCGGTCGCGACAAGCGCGACTCTCCCGGGGCGTCGCGGCGGGCGGGGAGGCTCGCGGAGCGGTTCGGGGTGAGGCCGGACGAGATCGCGAAGTGGCGGCTCGGGATAGACAAGGCGCGGCGGGCGCGCGCGGCGGCTGCGGAGCGCGCGGCGGCGGAAGCGGAGTCGAAGGAGCTCGAGACCATAGACCTCGCCTCGCGGGAGGCGATAGCGGGCGGGACGCTGGAGGAACTTGACGCGGCGGCGGCGCAAATGCACCTCGCGGCGGCCGGGTACGCGAAAGGGTCGCGTCCGAGGGTCGCGGCGCTTGAAGCGGCGGCGAAGCTGGACAAGGCGGCGGCGGGGTTGCGAGCCGCAGAGAAGAAGGCGGCGGAGGACGAAAAGGCCGCGAGGGAAAAGGCGGAGACCGAGAAGGAAAAGGCGAAGTACGACTACCACGACGCCCTGATCGTGCGCAGACAGGCGGACATAGCGCAGCTCCGCGCCACCGGCGACGCGGACGACGCGCGGCGGGCGAACGACCTCGAAAGCGACTTGTACTTTCACGTCATATCCATGTACAACCAGAACCTCATAAGGCCGGAGCGGTTCAGGGACTACGTGGAGAAAGACCGCAAACAGCAGCTGACGCGCGACGAGTGCCGCGCGATGGCAATGTTCGACAGCGCGATAGGCCTGGCGGCGGAACGGGACGAGAGCGGCAACCTCAAAACAGGTTCGCTCAAAGATCTTACCGATATGGGGGGATGGGTCGAGCTGGGACGCGGCAAGGTTGACGCCGCGAAGGTCAGGAAGTATCACGCGATGGTGCTGCGGGAACTCAAAGAGAACACCGACCCGAAACTCAACCGCGAAGAGGTGATGAGGCGTGCGGTGGACAAGGTGTCGGCGGCCATGTTCACCGACGGCGAATACGAAGACATGGTGCGCGAAGCGAAGACGGCGATCGAAAGCGCGAGATACGCGGTACAGGCGGCGGGAGTGGATCGGCGACTCGCGGCGGCTCGCGAGGCCGACAGGAAACGCACCGAAAAGAAAGGGAAAGAGCAATGACGGTTTCATCGGAACAGGCAGACGCGGTCTTCGGGAGCCGCAGCGCGGCGCCGGGAGCGAAGACGGCGGAGGAAATCGCGGCGTGGGCGGAGAAGACGCCCGCCGCGCCCATGCACAGGAGCGCGTTCGATCCGCTCGAACTGGAGGCGATGGGGATCCCGGATGGGCAGACGTGGGTAGACCTCGACACCGGGAACGCGGAAGGACGCGAAGCGAGGCAGGCGCTCTCGGCGGCGGCGGCGCGGCGGCTCATGTCCGCCGACCTCGACCAGATGGACGACTCGAGACACGCCGCGCTGTTCAGGGCTTCGACGAAGGCGATATTCGGCGTTGAGGACCAGACTGGCGCGTTCTGCTTCGAGAAGCGCGCGGGGACGATGCGGCAGAACGTCGAAAGGCTCAGGGAGTTTCTGAAGGGCGACTATTCGCAGATCGAGACGGAGGACGAGACCGGCTGGCGCGAACTGAAGGAGTCGGGCGCGGACGAAGAGGCGCTGTACCGCTACGCGGACGCGAAGATGGGCGGCAAGGCGAAAGACCGCAGCGGACGCGCGCCGGGATTCTTCGAGACGCTGGTCGCGGCGGCGGGCAAGGGACTTTCCGGCGGGACGGCCGGCGCGGGCGCGGCGTTCGCGTCCGGCCAGAAGGAATCGGCGGACGCGGCCTGGAGCGAGAACGAGAGGCGCAAAGACTACGACAGGCTCACGGACGAAGAGAAGGGCGAATGGCGCAAGAGGACGATCGCGCAGTACGAAAAGGAACTCGCGAAGAAATCGCCGCTCGCGGCGTTCCTGAAGATGACAGGAGGGTTGTCTGACGCGGGGACGTGGATCGTCGCGAACGCGGTCGCGAACGGCAAGATCGACCGCGAGGCTTTCGCGGCGCTGCGGGAGACGGATCCCGAGCAGGCGGAGCAGGTAGCGGGCGCGGTGTCGGCGGTGCGCGGAGACCAGAAGAAGGGGCGGATACTCGGAGTCGAGACGGACTTCACGGACGACACCTGGGCGAACAGGCTGCAATTGAACCTGTACGGCTTCCAGCAGTCGGTGATCGGGCTTTTCGCGGACACGGCGGACACGGTCGGCACGTACGCGAAACTCGGGTACATGAAGACCATGCTGGACGACGCGGAGTACGCGCAGAAGAAGAAGGAATGGGACACCGCGCAGCAGATCGAAACGGCGGAGAGGCAGAACCTGCCCGACGCCGACGGGTTCTGGGGGTCGCTCACGCAGGGCGTCGCGGAGAACGCGCACTGGTTCATTCCGTACGGACTCATAGCGAAGGGCGCGAAGGCGGCGGAAGGGGCGGCGAAAGCGGCGCGGCTCGCGGGCAAGACCGAGGCGGCGATCCACGCGACGCGGGTGCTCCAGGAAGGGGCGCTCGTCGCCAACGACGCGGCGGCGATGCTCAAATACACCGAGAAGCTGAGATGGCTCGAGAGCGCGGCGGCGAAACTGGCGGCGGCGGTCCCGGCGGCGCAAAAGGCGGCCTCCCTCGCCCGCTGGGGCGCGGCGAGAGAGGCGGGGCGAATCATGGCGTTTTCGGCGTTCGCGGAAGAATACATGGAGAACGCGGACGCGCGCGGGATATCGCGCACGGAGTCCGCCCCTACGGCGGCGCTCGTCGGGACGGTCAACGCGCTTGTCGAGAATCTGTACGTGCCGGGGCTGGAATCGTCGCTCGCGCCGGCGGAGGTGAAGTCGCTGATGCTGTCTTCGGCTGTCGAGGCGTGGAAGACGAAGGGCATGAAGGGCGTCGGCGCGTGGATCGCGAACCAGGTGGAGAAGCGCGCGGTAGAGGGCGCGAAGGTGTTCGCGACGGAGGGACTCGTTGAAGAGGAACTCCAGCAGTGGACGACGGAAATCGGGCTACAGATCGACCGCAGGGCGCAGATGCTCAGGGAGCGCGGCGAAGGCGGCAAGGCGGCGGCGCTCGCGGCGTTCTGGGACGAAGTGCGCGCGAAGCCGGGCGCGGCGACCGGAAAGCTTTGGAAGATCTACGCCGAGACGGCGGCAGAGGTCGCGCCGTCGTCCGTCGGGTTCGGGCTGATGACTGTCGGGAACATGACGCGGCGGCAGCATCTGCACAACTGGATGACGCGGCGGCGGACGGGCGACGCGAACTACGACGCGGGCGTCGTGGACATGCTGGAGCGCGAAGCGGCCGCGAAAGCCGCGCTTGACGAATACTGGGAGCGGCAGGATTTCGAGGCGGAGAAGCGCGGCGAAGGCGGCGCGGAACGCACGGAAAACGCGGCGGACGTGGCGATTTCGGCTGCGCGCGAGGCGGTGAGGGCGCTGCCTGTCGGCGCGGACGAGACGGCGGCTATAGCGCAGGCGGCCGGGGTGGACATGAAGACGGCGGAAGTCCTGCGCGACGTCCTGGACGCGGAGGCGGAATGGAAGATGTATTCGCCGACGTTCCGGCAGAGCGTCAATCTCGCGGACTACCTGACGACGCTGGACGAAGACCGGGTGAGGGAGTTTTTGCCGGAGTACGTTTCGGGGTCGTGGATGTCCGATCCGGAGAATGGCGTGTATTCGGCGGAGTTCAAGACCGGCGACGGCAAGACGAAGAGAATCGTGTACCGCTTCGGGCTGTCGGAAGAGCTGGTGAAAAGCATAACGGACGGAATGATCGCGTCCGGGGGAGAGCTCGCGTCTTCCTACGAAGCGCGGCGGCTCGAGAGCGGCGACGCGGAGATGAAGCCGTGGGCGGAGCTCGGGAAGGACGAGCGCGAGCGCGTCGCGAGAAACTGGATAAACGGCTTTCTCGCGGACAGGAACGAGAACGGGGTGTTCCAGTTCCGGACGGAGGACGGGCAGACCGTGACCGTACAGGCCGACGCGGTCGTGAATCTCATAACCGGCAAGGCCGGCGACATCGGGTACGGCGGCGCGAGGGCGACGGCGGCGACGGCGCGGCACGAGACGTTCCACGCGTTGTGGCGGTTCGCGAAAGAGACGATGTCGAAAGAAGACATCGACGCGCTGTATTCGCACTTTCCTGACATCGACCGAAAGGAAGACGAGGCGAACGGCGGCGTCGCGCTGGACGAGGCGATGGCGCACGAGTTCGAGAAGTACGCGAGCGGGAACTACGTGAGCCCCGCGATAGGCGGGCGCATGGACGCGGCGGCGGACTGGCTCGCGAAGCGTGCGGGCGGGCTTCTGGACGCGCTCGGAATCGGAACGGCGGACCGTGTCGGGGAGAAGACGCCGCTCAAGGGGTTCTACGACAAGGTTCTGTCCGGGAAGCTCGGGAGCGGCGCGCTGGGCGTCGAGCAGAGGAAGATCGAGACTCCGGCGCCGGAGAAGGGCGGCGAGACCGCGCCTAAGCGGATGAACGCCGCGCCGGAGACCGGGGAGTCGGGCGACGCGGCGCACGGCACCGGACAGGCCGAAGGCGAGACGGCGGGCGCGAAGCCCGAGACCGTGACGACGAGCGCGAAGCCGGAGGCGGCGACACTGGAGAAGCCGGCGGCGAGCAACGTGCCGGGGCAGAAGTTCTACAGGCTCCAGGCGGGCGACGGCGTATGGATCGTCGGCGAACTCGTCGTCAGCGATGTGGATGACCTCAAGACGAGCGACAAGGGGAATCTGGGCGACGCGTCGCTCCAGAACAGGCTGGGCGGCAAGGAGCGCGAGGGCCGCATAGAGGCGATCGCGGCGAATCCGAATCCGCGCCTCATGGGAACGGTAAACGAACAGGCGAACGGCGGTTTCGTCTGGGCGATGCCGAACGGCGATGTCTTCATCGGCAACACCAGGACAACGGGCGCGACGGAGGCGTATGCGCGCGGGAACGCGGACGGTTTGCGCGAGTACATGATAAACGAGGCGGCGGAGCGCGGCATAGAGATGCCGGACGGCGTCACGAAGCCGCTCGTGCATTTCGTCTTGAGGCGTATCGAGTCGAAGGACGGCAAGGCGACGATCCAGGACGTCGTGAGGGCGACGAACGAATCTACGACGACCGAGATGACGAGCCTCGAAAAGGCGCGGAACGACGCGGACGTCATCGAGAAGGAGCGGCTGGGCGGGGCGTTCGCGTTCCGTCCGGACGGCAGCATAGACGAATCGAAGAGCGGCGATGCGATAGGGATGTTCCGGCGGGCGACGAAGGCGGTCGGGCTGGTGGGGGACGCGACGGATGCGCTCACGAAGGAAGGGCGGGAGCGGCTTTTCAACGCGCTTCTGGCGCATTTCCTGAAGGGGGCGGACGCGGCGACGGTCGAAAAGGCGATAGGGCGGACGGACGCGATCGACATGAAGAACGAGATGTCCGCGCTCGTCAGGGAATCGTCGGCGCTCGAGACGCTTGCGGCGGCGAAGCCGAGGTTCGACATACGCGGCGCGATAGCGGAGATAATGCCGTACTACATGGAGTGGCTGGAGAAAGAGGCGGCCGAGCGCGCGAAGACCGGCAAGGGGCGCGGCGACTACGCGAAGAAGGCGCGGCAGTCGTGGTCGGACTTCATGGCGCAGGGGGACATGTTCCGGAAGCCCGGCGAGGCGGCGCGGATAGTCGGAGACCTTCTCGCGGCGTCGCGGGAGCTGCGGAGTTTCGACAAGGAGGACAGCGAGTCGGACGCTGGCAAGGCGAGGTCGCAGCGGTTCGTGATGGACTATCTGGAGGCTTACGCGCGGAACGCGGCGGCGGCGAACGACGAGACCGACATGTTCGGGACGCCTCCGGCTACGCGCGAGGGGCTGATGCGCTGGCACCGCGCGAACGGCGGCGCGGCCGGCGCGCGGTTCAGCGTGTCTCTACAGGGGCAGCGCGAGTACGACGATGTCGTGCGCCGCTACACCAATGCAGACGGCACGAAGAAACACGGCTGGATGAAAGCGCCGAACGGCGAGCCTACGAAGCTCACGGAGCGCCAGTGGGTGCTGGTGCGCACTCCGGCGTTCAAGAAGTGGTTTGGCGACTGGGAAGCGAGCGCGGCGGCAGTTCTGCGCAAGACTGCTGCCACGTACGAGCAGGGACGCAAAGTGCTTGAAGGCCTTGTGGGCGTTCCGCTTGTGAGTGCAGACGGACTGGACGCGACGCTCTCCGGCAACAGCATAGACAAGATATTCTCCGGCAAGGCCGTCCATAAGTCAGTCTCCTTCGGGGCCCATCTTGCGGCGGCGGCGAACATCGAGCAGCTGTACGGCGCGGCGAGGGAGCTTCAGACCGACCCAGGCAACAAGGCGGGCGTGAAGTCGATGCATCGTCTGTACGCGCCGTTTCACTTTGGAGAAGACACGCTTGTCGCGAAGATCAGCGTCAAGGAATACACGGACGGAACAGAGAACAGGCTTTACACAATAGAAGCCATTGATGTAGAAAAGACGTCTGCGGGTATCTTGGCGCCAAAGCAGACCGTCAAGGACGGAGAGAGCAACCCCAACGCAGACATCGCGGATAGAATAGCAAAAATTGTCGCATCTGTCAAGGGGGCGTCTGCGTCGAAAAACGTTGATGAGAACGGCGAACCGCTGGTAGTCTACCGTGGCGCACAGTTCGACCCGCTCGCGCAGGAGCCGGGCAAGGGCGTAATCAAGCCGGAGGCATACTTCACGGCGGATCCGGAATACGCAAAGCGCTATGCGGGTTCGGAAGGCGCGGTTCGGGCGTACTACTTGAACATCCGTCATCCGTTCGATATCCGCGATCCGGAATGTTTGAAGGATTTCGAGAAGATATATCCGGGTCAGAAGCTGGCACGCGGCAAATCCGGCGCGCTCGACTGGGCCGAGGCCGCGACAATTGACGGAGAGTTTCTTGAAGAGAACTTCCCGGGGAAGTACGACGGCATTATCTTCGACGAGGCAAGCGACTGGGCGCCGGAAGGGAATCTTCCGAAGTGGCGCGGCATAAGCTACGTCCCGCTGCACGGCGGGGCGCAGGTGAAGTCGGCCACCGACAACAACGGCGACTTCTCCGGGCATCCGGACGCGCGCTACTCGATCGCGGGCGGTAACGCGCTCGCAACGGCGAAACTCGGAGAATGGAAAAAGGACGTTGATGAAGATTCCGTCCGTAGTGCGATCGCCGACTATATTGACAGGGGCGCGTTGTCCGGAGACATAAAACTCGGCAATGAAGGCGAGAAGCTTCAGATTGCCATTGCCGCGAACGAGTTTTTCAAGGCGTACTCCGACAAGGTCGTTATGCTCTCCGACGGACGCTGCGCCTACTTCGCGCCCGATACGAGGAACCGCGAACGCGGACACTCAAACGCCGAGTGCTGGGCGATCTACTGCGTCCATGCCGTCACGCATGGCGGGAAAAAGGTCAAAGGCCAGTCCTGGGACGAGCGCATCTGGAGCCCAGAAAAGACCGAGAGCATGATGCTCATCGAGCAGGCATTGAAAGACGAAAGGTGTCGTGCGATCGTAAACGACAGTGATCCTTCGCGCGACCGGGTATTGTTCATCGGACGTTCGGCCGACGGGACGCGCATGGACGTCATGACAAGTCTGGACGAGTACGGCAACATAAACGCCGACCTGACGGAAGTGACGGTCGTAATGGGAGGAGGAAATGTGCCCTCGACTGATTACAGTCCGCTAACGAGGGCTGTTGAGGTTGTGGCACTACACCAAGCGGATGGCTACTCAGTCTCAACGGCGGATAGTTTACCACAACTCCCCGCCGGTGTCAATGGGGTGGCGGCGCCAGCAGTGCTAGCGGCGGCGGTCGCGCGGGGCGAGGACGAGCGCAAGGCGGCGGAGAAAAAAGGCGAAGAGGACGGCACGGGAAGCGCCCGCGCGTCGGTCGCGCCGCCGCCGCGCAGGGCGTCGTCGCCGTATCCGAGCCTTCTGGGGATGAGCGACGAAGACCTGATCGCCGCCGCGCTTGCGGCGCGAATGGCCACCGGCGCGGAATCGTCGCTGGACAAGACGCCGGGCGTCTCGTCGTCGCAGACCTACGGCGGAATCAAACGCTCTACCGTCGAAGGGTTCCTGCGGCGCGTGAGACCGTCGGCAAGCGACGCGGAGATCGCCGCGCTCCTGGACACGACGGCGCGCAAGGCCCGCGACATGGCCAAGATAATCCGCCACGACCTCGCGAAGGGCGTGAGCGAATCGGCTGTAGCCGGCAACCTGGACAGCATCATGCGCGACGCGTTCGGCCGCGAAATGGGTGCGCAGGCGGAGCGCGGGCGGCGGCTAGGACGCTTCGGCGCGAAAGCCGAAGACGCGCTCGCGGCGCGCCAGGCGCGAATCGTCGCCGACGCAGTGAAGAACCAGACCGGCGTAGAGGCGGAAGTCATGGAAAACGCGACGGGAATCGACCTCGCGGCATCCGTCGCAAACATGATGGAAAACGAGATGGACAGACCGCCGCCGTCGCGGTCCGGCGCGGGCGAAGTCATCGACAACATATCCGCGCCGCTCGCCGGAGAGGACGCGGACGAGGGCGCGGAGCCGGTGCAGAAGGACGTGTCCGCGAAGGTCAAGGCGGCGGTAGACGAGATGCTGCGGCTCACAGGCGAGGCTGCGGAGAAGGAAGCCGAAAGGCGAAAGAAGCGCAAGGAGCAGAAAGCGAAAGAAGCCGAAGCGGCCGGGGAAGAGGCGGACGACGGCGGCGACGACGGCGCGGGATACGGCGGCATGGAGAGCGGCGATCCGGTGGCGGAGGCGGTGAGAAAGGCGGGCGTCGAGCTGCGGGATCCGAGACACCTTGCGCTGCTCGTCGTGGAGTTCGCGCGGCGGCACTGGGTCAAAGAGCACGGCATGGCCGAGAACGCAAGTCCGTGGTCGTCGGGGGTCGCGATGCAGTTCCTGCGAAAGACCGCGCAGTCGGTGTACGGGAAGCTCGTCCGGACGATAACGTACTCCGGCGGGCGCGAGACGGCGTTCAGGAGAATCGCCGGGTTCGCGAACATACCGACGCTCGGACGGCTCGTAAACGAGATGGAGTTCGCGGGCGCGATCATAAACGCGCGGCGGATACGCGAAACGGCGCAGTCGATGTGCGAGAAGCTCGACCAGCTCTTGCAGACGCAGTTCGGGGCGACGGGGCGGTTCAAGCCGGACGACGAAGAGCTGCGGAGAAGGGCGCCGGCCGAGATGGAGCTTCGCGCACGGTATATGAGACACGCCATGTGGCTGACGCCGGACGCCTGCTCCAGGGAGGCTGAAGAGCTTGCGAAGGAGCTCGCGGCGGTGCAGAGCGAGTTTGACAGCGCGGGGTCGGACGCGGAGAAGAGCCGCGTCTACGCCGACGTGATGCGCAAAGTCGGCATACTGCGCGAGTTCGGCGGGCTGAAGTACAAGAAGCTCGCGGACATAGAGGCGGCGCTTCAATGGTGGCAGGACGCGGCGGAGGGATCGTTCCGCCAGCAGTGCGACGAGTGGACGGACAGGGAGACGAGGACGCAGCGGCTCGCGGCGGCGCTGGCGGCGGCGTTCAGGAACCCGAAACTGAAAAAGGCGGCGGCCGGCAAGGGCCTCGCGCAGACGTTCGGCGACTACTTCCACGCGCACTGCGGGTTCACGAACCTGCTCCGGGACCTTATGCGCTTCGCGGGCGAGAAGGAGCGCGCGGACGCGGAGCGCGTCGTCGCGTGGCTCGAGCTCGAGATACAGAAGGCGGGCACGAGGGCGATGACGGAGCGGCGCAAGTCGGGCGAAGAGTTCAAACGCGCCGTGGAACGCATCTACGGGAAGAAATGGGAGGACGCCGTAAAGCTCCTCAACGCGGAGGACGCGCGGTTCGACAAATTCATGGGCGAGGCCGACGACGGTGTGCGCGTCACGGCGACAAGGGCGCGGGCGATGCAGCTGTACGCTTCGCTCGTGCAGACCGGGCGGCTCGTCCGCAGAGAGGATCCGGAAAACCCGAACCAATGGCTCCTCGTCTGGGAGGGCGGATACCACGACAACATCGTCGAAAACCACCGCGAAGGGCAGGCCGAGGAGATCGCGAAGCTCCTGACGGCGGAGGATATGAACCTTCTCGCCTGGATGCGGCAGTGGTACGAGCGCAACCGGCAGGGGCTGTCGGACGTTTCGACCGCGCTGTTCGGGGTAGGGGTATACGCGGAAACGGGCAACTACATGCCGGTCAAGATGCTCGTCGATCCGCAGGGATTCGAGAAGCCGGGCGGCGCGGCTTACGCGTTTTTCCCGAAATCGCTCACTCCGCGCATCCGGAACAAGCGCGACTTCGACACGTCGGCGGACGTGCTGACGATGTGGGGGGCGAGGATGGAAGAGGCGGCGCAATGGAAAGCCCACGCGGAGCTGGGGCTTGAGCTGCGCGGAATATTCGGACGTACGGAGCTGCAAAAGGCCATAGTCGCCAGCCACGGCGCGAAGGCCAAGAACGACGTTCTTGCGTTCATTACGGACATCCTCGCCGGCCACGGCAACGCCGACGGATCGGCGGACGGAGCGAAATCGTTCGTGGACACCGTGCGCGGATGGGCGGCTCTGGGGGCGCTCGGCGGCAATCTCGGCGTCATGCTGAAGCAGACGACCTCGATTCCGGCTTTCGGATTCGAGATCGGATTGCGCAAGACGTTCTCGCACATGGCGACCGCGCTGACTCCCGAGGGGATCGCGGCCATGAAGAAGCTGTTGAAGAGCGAGGAACGCGTCAATCGCTGGACGGGCGGCAATACCGAGGAGGTTTCCAACGCGCTCAACGACAGCACGCCGGGAGCTTTGAAGAAGCTCCTCATCAAGTCGATGGTGACGAACAGGGTCGGCGACATAGTGCCGGCGCTTGTGGTCGGCCAGGGCATTTTCAGGGAATGTGTGCACCAGGGCATGAGCGAGGAAGACGCGATGGCGTACACGTGGATGCTCGTGGAGCGCACGCAGCAGTCGTCCAGGGTGGAGAACCGGAGCGCGTTCCAGCGCAGAGGCAAGCTCGGCAACATCATCTACCAGTTCCTGACGACGCAGCAGCAGTACCTCCAGTACGAGTTGCGGGCGTTGCGCGAAATCGCGGCGGATCCGAAGAACGCGAAGAAGTGGGGCGGATTCCTCCGCGCGGCGGTGTTGAACCACTTTATCCCGTCGTCGGCATACTACGGGATGGGAGAGCTCTACAAGGCGCTTCTCGGGCAGGAACCGCCAGAAGACCGACTGGCCGACTGGATGGTCGCGATGCTGACCGGCCCGTACGGCGCGATGTACGGCATAGGGCTGACGACGGCGGACGCTCTCAGGACGTACATCAGCGGGCCGAGGGCGAACTACGGAAAGGGCAGAAACCCGATTCCGGCGCTCGCGTGGCTTGAAAACGTATGGATAAAGGATCCCGCACTCATAATCTGGGACACGTTCGACGGCAAGAAGACCTGGGACGACGTGCTGGATGACATGGGACGGTGGATCGGCGACTTCAACGCCACGTTGCGCGACATTCGCAAGATCTACAAGTACCGCGTCAAGGACGAACCGCAGCGCCGCAGATAGCCACGCGCCGCGCCGTCAGGAGGCGGTGGCCTCCAGGGCGCGGCGGATTTCCTCCGTCTTGTCGGCGTGATCGTACCGCTTCACGGTCGCGTCCTGCGTCCACCCGCCAAGTCGCTTTGCGAGGTCGTCGCTGACGCCCGCCTCCGCGAGCCTCGTCCGGAACGTGTGCCGCCAGCTGTGGAAGGTTATCGTCGGATCGTCCACCTTCGCCGCTTTCAGGATTCCCGAGAACGAGCAATCTTCCGGATCTTTTGGATAGACTTTCGCGAACTCGGGGAAGACGTATTTCCGGCCCTTTGCGAACAGTCGCTTCAGCGCGTCGCGAAGTACGGTCACCATCGGGACTTCGACCTCGATGTCGTACCCTTGCGTTTTGATCGGCTTGGTTCGGATGACGTTTTTCTCGAAATCTACCGCGCTCCATTCCAGGAACGCGATGTCATGCTTCCGGAGACCGGTCCACCGCGCGATGAGACACGCCTCGTACCAGTGCGGAACGGCGCTCCGCTTCGCCGCCTCGAGCACGGCCTTCTCCTGGGCGCGAGTAAATGCGGCGTGTCGCTGCCCGTCGCGCACGGCCGGACGGAGATCTTTCCACGGGTTGCGGACGTTATGCAGAGCTTCGGCGGCTTTCCAGATCGTCGACAGGTTCGCGATGTATTCCCGCCGGCTCTTGTCCTTCAGTTTTGTTTTTTTCTTCAGGTATTCGGCATACGCCATCGCGCAGTCGAACGTCACCTCGTCTACCGTCGCGACAGGGAAGGCCGTCTTCGTCCATTCGATGAAATTCCCGAGGTTCGTTTTTCGCTGCTTCAGGAGCTGTTCGCCCGGCTTGCGGTCGCGCATGGACATGAAGCGCTCGTACGTCATCCACAGTTGCGCGATCGGCAGTCCGGACGTCTCGTCGCTCGTTGGGAATATGGAGGTGAGGATCGCTTTCAGATGCTTTTCGTCCATCTTGTGCCTGATCGACAGGTGTATAGCCTCCTCTATCGACCGGGCATCCTCCAGGGAGCTTGTCCCGGTAGATTTACGGATGAATTTTCCAGGCCTTCGAGGGTCCCGGAACATCACCCACCAGCATTTTCCGCCGTTGTTTTTGTACAGCATAACCGCCTATATTCGCTTATTGCGTTCTTTTTGGTTTTGCAGATATTGTATCATAATTCGTATCATAAGTCAAATCCCGCAGAAAACAAAAAAAGCGTTGATTTTCAACGCTTTTTTGGCATTTGGGGAATGGTGGGTGATACTGGACTCGAACCTGGGGAGGGGGGTGAAATGTGCGAATTTATTGGGGTTTTTTGATGATTTTTTTTATTTCATTCTTTCTGTGTATCATAAAATGTATCATACCATAAAAAACCAGTAACGAGGGTTTTAGTGACTAGTGGTTAGTGCGTAGTGGGGAGCGGGGGAGTTGACAACAGGAGGGAGCGGAGAGCCTGCGCCGATGTGCCGGGCATCGCGCGGATACGCTCCGCGTCGGATACGTAGACACGTATCAGCGTCGTCGGCTCGCGCTCTACGCCCTGCCAACGCGCTATGCCGCCTGCGCGTCCGGCAGCGGAGCGAACGCGAGAGAGGTTGGGTCTATTCTGCATGGCGTTCCTCCAGCTCGTCGGGAATCCAACGGGCGAAATCGTGCCAGTGAAACATGGCGTCCACCATCTCGCGTTTGGCGAGGTTGAGATCGCCATGCCGTATCGCACGAGCGGCACGTTGCGCGTAGCGTCCGCCCATCATACGGCGGGCATTGGATTTGTCTGCGGCGCAATCGTCAGCCATGCGTTGGAAATCGTCAATTGTCATTTCGCCTCCTCTATACTATTTTGCGCGAACACCCGGCTACGAATCTCATACGGATCGGCATCATCGGGGGAGAGCCAACGCGCCACAATGGCGGCACGTGTGAGAGCGATTGCGAACGCTCCGGCAACGCCACCGAGAAATTGATCGTCGAGGGCGTCGCGCAGACTGGCGGCGGCGAGGGCGTTGCAGATTGAGCAAACCGCCGGCTCCTCAAGGTCATCGTGCGTGATTTTTCCCTCCGAGCAGAGTAGCATTTGGCCCTGCACCGTCCGCACGAGCATAGCCAACGGCCCCTCGGCATATTTCCACTCCGGAGTCCGCGACTCTAGTTCGTCCATCAATTCCCGCAGTGTTTTCATTTTTGTCCCTTTCGTTTTTGGCGTCTCGCGAGGCCCATCCTCGTTTCGACGCCGCATATTATACCATATTTGCCTATTGTTTACAAGTGGCAAATATTGTTAAATATGCGGCATCGGGATTGGAGACTTCGCGCCGGTTGCGGCGCGGCGCAGGACGGGGAAGCGGTTAGCGGTTAGCGGGGAGCGGTGAGCGGTTAGCAGTTAGCGGGGAGCGGTTAGCAGTTAGCGGTTAGCGGGGAGCGGTTAGCGGTTAGTGGGGAGTGGGGGAGGAGGAGTTGACGGAACTTGACCGAAGTTGACGGAAATTTAATAAAGTTTTTTGTCGCAAATTGGAAAGTTGG